ACGAGGCTTGGCAGGCCTTTACAATCTGGCCTCCCTCCCCGTAGTTCAATGGATAGAACGAGCGCCTCCTAAGCGCTAGATACAGGTTCGATTCCTGTCGGGGAGACCAGTAAGCGCTTGATTCGCAAGAGAAAACGAAAAAACCGGGACAGCGCCGGGACAAAACAGGTCGAACGCGGCACGAAAACGCCCCGAAAACCTCCCTGTCGCAAAGCCGCGCGCCGACCATCAATCGGCACCGTGCGCCGTGTTGCAAAAACCCGACGTTTCCCGACACCAAAAAAGCCCAGAAACCACCCCGCGAGGCCGCGCCAGGCTTTGCGCTGGGGGATGCCGGCACCCCCGACGAAATCAACGCACAAAGCGGGTGGGCGCGGCGGGGTCTCGACGGCGCGCCGCGGGGGTGGATGGGGGGACGGGGGCGCGGGGTGGGTGGGAGGGGTGCAGGGGCGGGCCAGGCGGGGCGCTGGGGGCCTGCGGCGGGGCGGGCAGGGGTGCGGGGTGGGTACGAAAAAGCCCGCGCTGTGGCGGGCTTGGTGGCCGGCTGCGGGGGCGGCTACGCGGGGGCGTCTTCGAGCAGGTAGGGCTTGAAGGTGCAGACCGTGCGGCCGGCCCAGGTGTTGATGGCGTGGGCGATAGTTGCCTGCAGGGGCGCTATCTCGTTACGGGCGAAGACCTTCGCGGCTTTCTCCACGTCGCCGAAGCCGCCCACGTTGTTGGGCAGCATGCCCATGAGCTGCGGCGGCACGCGGTGCGCGGCCAGCACGTCGTCGCGGCTGCTGTTCTTGATGTTCAGGAAGTCGTCCTTCGCGGCCACTTCGCTGATCGGTATCAGCTGGATGCCTTCCTTCTTGCCATTCGGCGCGTAATAGAACAGGTTGCGGAAGTTGCCAACGCCCTTGGCGCGGGTCAGCTGCTCGCGCATCTTGTCGATGTCGGACTGGTTCTGAGCCGGATCCGTCACGTAGAGGATGAAGCCCGCGTGACTGCCGTTGTTGTAGTAGCGGCGGCGGAACAGCGTGGCCGATTCGTTGAGCAGCGCCGACTGCAGCACGCCCAGATAGGCGGGCAGGCCGTAGATCTCCTGGTGAATGTCATGCTCGCGCAGCTGCAGTACGTCGTACCGGGCGAACTCATGCGGGCTTTGCAGATCCGTCACGAAGAAGAAGCGCCCGTCCTCCACCCCCCGGCGCACGTACTTGCCAAGCGCGTGGCGCAGCTGCAGCAGCTCGCCCAGGCGGTTACGGCGGCGTTCAAGGTAGGCATTGCCCAGCACCAGGTAATCCAGCGCAAAGGCGCGCAGGTCATGCGCGGCCAGCTCGCGCGACGGAATGAAGGTGCTGGCCAGCACATTGACCTTGAAGCGCAGCGCCGATTCATGGTGCGCGCCCACGCGCAACAGGCGCGCCAGGGCCGCCAGGCTCACAGGCGGTTCATACCAGTCGCCGGCCTGCATGCACTCGGCGTACTCCAGCAGGGCGGATCGCCCGCCGATCACGGGCTCAGGCTCGCCCAGGTCGAAAGAAAAGGCCTGCGGCGCAGGCGTGGTGGTGCTGTCTTGCATGGTGGTCATTCAGAAATTTCGAGGAAGGATTGCCCCTGCGCGCTGGCCAGGCCGGTGCCAGTCTGCAAAGGTTCGTTGGACAGGGCATTCATGCAGGCCCAGGCCAGATCAGAGTGGCCCGTCTCCTGGCTGCGCCCTGCGGCATAGGTCACGCTGCGCCCGCTGGGCGTCAGCTCGCGCTTGATGGCCATGAAGCTGCTGGCCAGCTCCTTGTTGCCGGCATCAAACTGCAGGCGCTTGGACTGGATCACCTGCTGGGCCTTGAGCACCAGCATGGTCTTGGATTCGACGTTGTAGTTGATGCCCCGCGCGGCCGGGTAGAACTGCTGCACCAGCTGAAACACGCCCTGCCCAATGCCCGTGGTGTCCACGGTGATGGCGGCCACGTTGTAGCGCTGGCACATGTCCTTGATGGCCTTGGCCTGGGCCTCGAAGTCCGCGCCCTTGAACTGCTGGCAGTGCAGCACGCGCAGGGGCCCGCCCGCTTTGGTGGGCGGCGCCACCAGCACCAGGCCGGCGCTGTCGCCCGTATGGCTGGGGTCGTAGCCCAGCCACACCGGCGCAAAGCCAAACGGCCGCTGGCTGAAGGGCTTGAAGTCGCCCCACAACTCCCAGCTGTCCACCATGCACGGCTGCAGCGCCACCAGCGGGAACACCGAGTGAGAATCGTCCACAAAGCCGCACATCAGCAGGTTGTCATACTCGGGCGGCGAATACTCCATGCGCAGCTCATCCAAGTCGAACAGGTCACAGCCGCCGGCCTGCGCATCCTCGATCGTCACGATCTGGCGCCACACCTTGTCCTCGCACACCTGGCCGGGTGCCAGGCGCAGCGCGCTCACATCCATATCCACCTTGGTGACCCGCTTCATGCGCGCGCCCGACCACAGGCCATAGGCGGCGTGCTGAATGCTGCTGGGCGTGCTGAAGTAGGTCTTGCGCCACTTCTTGTGCATGGCCATGCCGCTGGCCACCTTGTTCAGGCGCTCAAAGTCCTGCGTCCAAAAGAACTCGTCGAAGTAGAAATTGCCGTGGTAGCCCTGAGCCGTGCGCGCATTGCTGCCCAGAAAGTACAGCGTCGCCCCGTTGGGCAAAACGATGGGATCGCCCTTCAACTCCACGCCCGTCACCTCGTGCACGAAGGCCGCGATGTACTGCTTGAAGATATGCGCCTGCGCCTTGCTGGCCGACAGAAAAATCTGGTTGCGCCCCGTCTCCAGCGCATCAATCAAGGCCTCGCGCGCAAAGTACCAGGTAGCGCCAATCTGGCGTGATTTGAGGATGGCCCGCGTGCGCTGCTGGCTGCTTTGCCACCACTGCAGCTGATACTTGAACAGCGAATCGAGGAAGGCGGACTTCAGCTGCTCCAGCTGCTCCTCACTGATCTGGTTCTTCGCGCGCGGCTTCTTCGGCCCCGCGTTGCGCGCCTCAATGGCCGGGTTCAAGTCCGCCTCGCGCCCTGTCCGTTCGTACTTGCCAATGCGCGCCAGGCGTTCCAGCTGGCGGCCCAGCAAATCAACCTCCTTGAAGTCCCCGCCCGTCTTGGCCTCCTTGGCAATCAGCGTGGACAGGCGCGCCTCCAGCGCCCCCTCCACGCGCTGCACCGCGGGCGCATCGGCCCAGCGTTCGGCCCTGTGCCAGCCATGCAGGGTGCCGCGCGCAACGCCCAGGCGTTCCGCGATGTGGGTCAACTTCCAGCCCATCCAGAACAGCGCGCGCGCCTCGCGCCGCTTGCCGGCGCCGCCATCGGACGCGCCATCGGGCGCGGCGGCGGGCGGGGTGCGGGGTTCTTTTGCAGTCATACCCGGCAGGGTAGTTCGCGCGCGCGCGGAAATCGACGCAATAAAAACGTTAACGAAGCACCCACAACGCAAGGAAATTGCCGCAACTGCCAATGGCGCGCAACATAAGCGGCAGTTCAACTACAGCCCACAGAGCGCCCACCATGCCCTCCAAGTTCTTCCGCGTCGCCACCGAAGGCGCCACCACCGACGGCCGCGAAATCCAGCGCGCCTGGATCGAGCAAATGGCCAAGAACTTCAACCGTGAAAAGTACGGCGCCCGCGTGTGGCTGGAGCACGTGCGCGGCACGCTGGCAGACAGCGCATTCGCAGCCCTGGGCGACGTGCTCGCAGTGGAGGCGCGCCAGGTCGAAGACGGCAAGCTGGCGCTGTTCGCCCAGATCGAGGCCCTACCCGCGCTCGTGGCCATGAACAAGGCCAAGCAGAAGATCTACACCAGCATCGAAATCGACAGCAACTTTGCCAAGACCGGCGAGGCGTACCTGATCGGACTGGCCGTCACCGACAGCCCGGCCAGCCTGGGCACCGAAGTCCTGAAGTTCGCCGCCGGCAACCCAGAAGCCAACCCCTTAAAGGGCAAGAAGCACAGCGAAGGCTCCCTGTTCACGGCCGCCGTTGAGACCGACATGGGCCTCAAAGGCGACGCCGAAGGCATCGCCGCCGGCCTGCTCACCAAATTCAGCGCCCTGCTGGACAACTTGCGCAGCATCGCCGCGCCCACGCACAAGCCAGCCCAACCCGAGACCTTTGCCGTCAAGACGCTGGAAGTGCTGGGCGCGGCCGATGCGGCCATTGCCCACCAGGCCCAAGAGCTGCAGGCCGCCCAGGCTGCACACGCCCAACTGAGCCAGGACTTCGCCCAGCTGCAGGTCGCCTTCAACGCCCTGGCCGCCAAGCTGGGCCAGCAAGACGACAGCACCACCCAGCGCCCCGCCGCCACCGGCGCCGAAGGCAGCCTGAAGGCCGACTGCTGACCCGCCGCCCCACCAGACACCACCCCACAACCCGAGGCAACACCCATGAAGAACGCAACCCGCATCCTGTTTAACCAGTACCTGGGCGACCAGGCCACCCTCAACGGCGTGCCCAGCGTGGCGCAAAAATTCGCCGTCGCCCCCAGCATCCAGCAGAAGCTGGAAAACCGCATTCAGGAATCCAGCGCCTTCCTCAAGTCCATCAACATCGTTCCCGTCGACGAAATGGAAGGCGAGCGCCTGGGCCTGGGCTCCACCGGCCCCATCGCCGGCCGCACCAACACCGCCACCGCCGACCGCGCCACCGTGGACGCCGCCAGCCTCGAAGGCGTGGGCTACAAATGCGCCCAGACCAACTACGACACCCACGTGCGCTACAACACGCTGGACATGTGGGCCAAGTTCCCCGACTTCCAGCTGCGCCTGGCGCGCGCCATCCAGCAGCGATGCGCGCTTGACCGCATCATGATCGGCTTCAACGGCGCCAGCGTCGCGGCCGACACCAACAAGACCACCTCGCCCCTGCTGCAGGACGTCAACAAGGGATGGCTCAAGTACCTGGCCGACAACGCCGCCGCGCGCGTCATGACCGGCGGCAAGGTGGCCGGCAAAGTGCAGGTCAAGGCCGACGGCAGCGGCGACTACAAGACGCTCGATGGCCTGGTGTACGACGCCACGCACGGCCTACTCGACACCTGGCACCAAGGCGCGGGCGACCTCGTAGCCATCGTCGGGCGCGGCCTGCTGCATGACAAGCTCTTTCCCCTGGTGGACAACCAGACCGCCCCCACGGAAATGCTCGCCGCCGACATCGTGCGCAGCCAATCCCGCCTGGGCGGCCTGCAAGCCGTGGCCGTGCCCTACATGCCAGAAAACGCCGTGCTCATCACCAGCCTGAAAAACCTGTCGATCTACTACCAAGACGGCGCCCGCCGCCGCGCCGTCATCGACAACCCCAAGCGCGACCGCATCGAGACCTACGAATCGAGCAACGACGCCTTCGTGATCGAAGACCTGGGCAAAGCCTGCCTGGTCAAGAACATCGAACTGGCCTGACGCCAGCCAGGCCCCTGCACCCCGCCGCCCTGAAAAAAAGGGCCGCTATTTGCAGGGGCCACCCCACCCCGCACGCACAAGGAAGCCATGCGCCAGACCCCCGCCCAACGCCACCGCATGCAGCACCTGGCCATGGAACAAGCCGCGCAACACGAAGCCGACAACGCCCACGGCCACACCGTAGGCACCGCCTACGAGCTGCAGCTCGCCCAGCTGCACCAGCACCGCGTGCACCTGAAAGAAATTCAGAGTGTCGAACGCAAGATCGACGCCAAGCGCGCCCTGCTGCCCGAGTACGACGCCTACCTCGACGGCGTGCTGGCCGCCCGCCCAGGCACACAAGATGAAGTCATCACGGCGGTACTGGTGTGGCACATCGACGCCGGCAACTACGCCCGCGCCCTGCAGCTGGCCGAATACGCCCTGACCAGCGGCATGAACCCGCCCGACCGCTACGAACGCACCCTGCCCACCATCGTCCAAGACGAAGTAGCCGAGGCCATCCTCACCGGCAAACTGGGCGGCCAGGAAGCGGTAGACATCGCGCAACAGGCCATCGCCCTGACTGAAGCCGCCGACACCCCCGACCAGGCCCGCGCCAAGCTCAACAAGGCCGCCGGCTGGGCACTGCTGGGCAAAACCGGCAGCCACGACGTGGACATGAAAACCCGCACCCTCAAAGCCTGCAAAGCCGCCCTGCCCCTCTTGCAACGCGCCCTGCAGCTAGACACCCGCACCGGCGTCAAAAAAGACATAGAGCGACTGGAGCGCCGCCTGGCCAAACAGGACTAGGGCCGCCCCAGCCGCTGCAAACCGCGCGTACCCCGCACCGTGGCGGCCCCTGGGCCAAGACCGGCGCAAGCCCAAGTCAAGCGCCCAGGGCCACCGCCACCCCTGCCACCCGCAAGAAAACCGCCCATGTCCTTCATCGCCACCGCCAACCCGCCCATCGCCGGGCAAGAGCCCATCATCGAGAACGATGGCTGGTGGCCCGACATCGCCCGCGAGCAGCTGCGCCGCGACATCCGCCTGGACGGCACCGTCACCCCCGAGCGCCTGCACCTGGCCATAGAAGCCGCCATGTGGGAAGTGAACGCCGAACTCCAGCCCTGGCAAGACAGCCAGATCGCCGCCGGCTACCCCGTGCTGGAAGCCGTGCCATCGCGCCAGCTGGGCGGCGACAGCATCAAGGCCCGGCAATACCGGCGCGCCATCTACAGCCACGTACAGGCCCAACTGGCCGAGACCTACCGCGACATGGACACCCTGCCCGCGGGCATGGGCAAAGAGCAGCGCGTGCTGTCCGCGCTGGCCCTGCGCGTCGAAGGCTTCCAGCAACAGCTGCGCTGGGCGCTGGCCGACCTGCAAGACAAGCCGCGCACCATCGTGGAGCTGCTGTGATGCAGGCCAGCGCCACCGTCCGCGCCCACGCGCACGAAACCCTGGACGCCCTCGCCTGGCGCCACCTGGGCGCCACCGCCGGCCACGTCGAAGCCACATTGAACGCAAACCCAGGGCTGGCAAAACTCGCCGCCGACCTGCCCAAAGGCCATGCCGTGCGCCTGGTCAAGGCCGCCGAGCCCAAGCGCCCCATGGTCTACCTGTGGGACTGAAACCATGAGCAAAGACATCATCAAAGACATCGCCGTAGAAGGTGCCAAGGCCACGCCCCCCGTGGCCGTGGTGGCCCACCAGATCTCTGCCGGGTGGACGCTGGGCAGCGCCCTCACCGCCATCACCATCGCCTACGTAGCCGCCCAGCTGGGCTACCTGCTGTGGAAATGGGCCAATGAGCGCGACGAACGCAAGGCCCGCCGCGCAGCAGCACAACAGGAGGCCCAGCCATGAGCGCCCGCCAAACCCTGGCCCGCCTGGCCGCGGCCACCCTCACCCTGTCAGCCACGGGCCTGACCGGCATCGCCATATCCGAAGGCTGGGAACCCGTCGCACGCCCGCCCGTGGCCGGCGACGTCGTGACCGGTGGCTATGGCAGCACCCGCAGCGAGACCGGCCCCATGCAAGCCGGCGAACGCATAGACCCCGTGCGCGGCCTGGTGCTGCTGCAGCGCGACGCCAGCGAAGCCGCGCGCATCGTGCGCAGCTGCGCCCCCGTGCCCATGCACCAGCATGAATTCGACGCCTTCACCAGCCTGGCCTACAACGTGGGCCACGGCAAGGCCGGCGTGAAGGACGGCTTCTGCATCCTCAAGAGCGGCCGGCCCACCACCATCGTGCTACGGCTGCAGGCCGGCGACTACGCGGGCGCCTGCAACGGCCTGATGGACTGGGCCAACTTCAAGGGCAAACCACTGCGTGGCCTGCAACTGCGCCGCGAGCGCGAGCGCACCCTGTGCCTGGGGGGCAGCGCATGAACCGCGCCATGAGCCGCAAATTCCTGCTCGCCCTGGCCGCCGTGGCATCCGCCACCTGGCTGGTGCAGGCCGGTCATATCGCCGACGGCGTGTACAGCGCCGTCGTCATCGCCGCCGTCGGCGGCTACCTGACTGCCAACGTCACCCAAAAAATCAACGTGAAGGAGCCCGCATGAACCCCATCATCCTGGCCATGCTGTGGCACTGGTGGCGCGCCTGGGACTGGAGGCACGAATGACAGCGCCGCCCGTGCCACACAAACGCGGCGACACCTTCGCCTGGGCCGGCCTTCTCAAGATCACCGACGGCGCGGGCGCCCACATCACAGCAGCACCCATCACCGGGCGCGCCCAGGTGCGCACCCGCGCCGGCCTGCTCATTGATGAGCTGGCCGTCACCATCGGCGCGCACATCGCCGGCCAAGGCTTCCCGGTCACCGTCTACAAACAGACCACGCCCCACTGGCCCATCGCAAAGCTTGAGTTCGACATTGAATTCACCTTCGACAACGGCGCCGTGCGCAGCACAGAAAGCATCGCCTTCGACTGCCGGCGGGACATCACCTACGGGGCCACGCCATGATCTGCCTGGAACTCACCATGGCCCCCACCATGGGCGCCTGCTCCAGCACCACGGCCCCCAGCGCCCAAATGCAGCTGCTGCTCGCCCCCTACCTGCGCGGGCGCGACGGCGAGCCAGGCCCCGCCGTAGACCCCAATGGCGACGAACTACTGCTTGCGCGCAACCGGCTAGCAGAGTTCGCCACCGACCCCACCGCCCAGGCCGCAGCCCAGACCAATCTGGGCCTGGGCACCGCCGATCCGCTTGCTTACTACATCCTGGCGAAAGCCTGAAAGGACGCCCCATGTCTCTCGAATCCCGCATCATCGCCCTGGCCCAGGCCATCGGCGCAGACGTCAAAGCCCTGACCGCATCGCGCGGCAGCCTGGCCGCGCTGAACACCACCAACAAAACCAGCATCGTTGCCGCCATCAATGAGCTTGTCGGCATGGTTGCATCCGGCGGCGGCGCCTCCATCGACGACAACGCCGGCAACGGCAGCACGGGCGTCACATGGTCTGCCGACAAGATTTTTGACAGCATCGAGGCCGCCAAGCTGGCCGTCAAAAACGACCTGATCGCCGGTGCCGGCGCGGCCCTGGACACCCTGCAAGAGCTTGCCGCAGCGCTCAACAACGACCCCAGCTTTGCCACCACCATCGCGGGGCAGATCGCCAACCGCGTGCGCTTTGACGACGCGCAGACCTTGACCAGCCCGCAGCAGGCCCAGGCGCGCAGCAACATCGGCGCGGCATCGGCCAGCGATGTGTCGGGCCTGATCACCGGCCTGGGCACCTACGACCGCAA